CGGGCGATAAACTTGCACGCCTTAATTCAGTATCTGATATTGTCGCGTCTGGTTTGGTGTGGATTCCGCCTACGAGGTGGGCAGAAGAAGTAGTTGAAGAGATTGCTGGATTTCCGTTTATGAGCCATGATGACTTGGTTGACTCGACAGTTATGGCACTTATGCGATTCAGACAGGGCGGGTTTATACGGCTACCGACAGATGAGCCAGAAGAACAGCGGTATTTTAAGCGACGTGGAAGCGGCTATTACTAAGGGATATTTATGGCAGTAGATAAAGGACTATACGCAGCTCCTGCAGGTCTGGAAGCAGATATGCCGGAAGAAGCCTTAGAAATAGAAATAGTAAATCCAGATATGGTTACTCTGGATGACGGCTCTGTAGAGATAACACTTATCCCTAATGCCGACATAGGCGACACTGTTCCTTTCGATGCTAACCTAGCCGACGTTTTAGATGAAGATGCTTTAAGTAAAATTTCCAGCGATTTGATGGGCGCTGTGGACGCGGACATATCCAGCCGTAAAGATTGGGCAGATACGTTTGTAAAAGGGTTGGATGTTCTAGGGTTCCAGTACGAAGAGCGAGTGGAACCGTGGGATGGCGCGTGTGGAGTGTATTCTACAGTGCTTGCCGAAGCAGCCATACGCTTCCAAGCAGAAACCATGTCCGAAACATTCCCTGCGGCTGGCCCAGTCAAAGTTAAGATTCTTGGGGAAGATACAAAAGAAAAAGAAGAAGCTGCACAGCGCGTAAAAGCCGATATGAACTACGAGCTTACTGAGCGCATGGTGGAGTATAGACCTGAACATGAACGCTTATTGTATAGCCTTGGCTTGGCGGGTAGCGCATTTAAGAAGGTCTACTATGATCCAAACATAGGCAGACAGGTGGCGGTGTATATACCCGCCGAAGACGTGATCGTCCCTTACGGCGCATCTAACGTAGAAAGCGCAGAGCGTGTTACGCATGTCATGCGTAAGACTAAGAATGACCTCAAAAAACTCCAAGCCTCTGGGTTCTATAAAGATATAGAGCTTGGTGAACCACAGCCATATCACACCGACATCGAAGAGCGTAAAGCTGAAGAAGGTGGCTATTCTATAACAGACGACAATAGATACGCCGTCTACGAGATCCACGCTGACATAGTTATAGAAGGTGTTGATGACTCTGAAGAAGAGATAGCAAAACCGTATGTGGTGACGATAGAGCGTGGTTCTGGTGAAGTCTTAGGTATAAGACGTAACTGGAATCCCGATGACTCTTTCATGCTTAAACGTCAGCATTTCGTACACTACGTCTATGTGCCCGGATTTGGCTTTTATGGGCTAGGTCTAATTCACATCATAGGGGGGTACGCTAAGGCAGGAACATCTCTAATACGGCAACTGGTGGATGCTGGCACGCTATCTAATTTACCGGGAGGTTTAAAATCCCGTGGATTACGTATCAAAGGTGACGATACACCCATAGAGCCGGGAGAGTTCAAAGATGTAGATGTGCCATCTGGTAGCATCAAAGACAATATAATGACGCTTCCTTATAAGGAACCAAGTCAAACCCTACTTGCTCTGCTCAATCAGATAACGCAGGAGGGCCGTAGGCTAGGCGCAATCAGCGACATGAACATTTCGGACATGTCAGCAAACGCTCCTGTGGGGACTACTCTGGCTCTTCTGGAGCGCACTCTAAAACCGATGGCCGCAGTTCAAGCTCGCGTTCATTATGCCATGAAGCAAGAGTTTAAGATGCTCAAGCTAATAATGGCTGAGTACGCCCCCGCAGAATATGCTTACGAGCCTGTGCGGGGGGAAGTGACCGCAAAGCAAGCGGATTACATGATGGTGGATGTGATCCCTGTCAGCGATCCGAACAGTTCTACGATGGCCCAGCGTGTAGTGCAGTACCAAGCTGTGCTACAGATGTCGCAAACTGCGCCACAGATATATGACTTACCGCAGTTACACAGACAGATGATAGAGGTGCTGGGTGTTAAAAATGCCGATAAACTTGTACCTACAGAAGAAGATGCAACTCCAGTAGATCCTGTAAGCGAGAATATGAACGCTCTCATGGGCAAACCGATGAAGGCATTTATATACCAAGATCACGAAGCGCACATCGCAACACACCAATCGTTTATGCAAGATCCTATGGTACGGCAGCTTATAGGACAGAACCCGCAAGCCCAACCAATCATGGCAGCATTGCAGGCGCACATCGCAGAACATACAGGCTTCTTATACCGCAAGCAGATCGAAGAGAAACTTGGGGTCAAGCTACCTGTACCCAACGAGGCGTTGCCAGAAGACATCGAACTACAGATGTCACAACTCATGGCGGACGCAGGGCAGCAATTAACACAACAGCATCAGCAACAGGCCGCACAGCAACAAGCGCAACAAAAGGCGCAAGACCCTGTAATACAGATGCAGCAAGCCGAGCTACAGATAAAACAACAAGAGGTGCAGCGTAAAGCGGCGAAAGATCAAACAGATGCGCAGTTAAAGCAGCAAGAGTTACAACTAAAAGCACAGAAAAACCAAGCCGATGCTATCATTGACGCAAAACAACTTGAAATAGAACAGCAAGAGCTGCAAATAGATGCACAGAAAGCAGGTGCTAAACTAGCGGCTGACAGAAGAAAAGATAATACTAAACTAGATTTAGATTTGTTGAAGACCATTAAGGATTCAGACAGGACTCAATAGTGGCAAAAACCGTCTTAGACGTGCTTAAAGAAAGACTCGAAGAAGATAAATCTTCAGCAGTTGAATTTCTTACTGCAGGGGGAGCTAAAGACTTCGCCATGTATAAGGAAACTACAGGTTTGGTTCGGGGTCTCGAAACCTGTTTGCAATATATAGAAGACCTCTCGCGCAATTTGGAGTACGAAGATGACTGATATTGCAGAAGCAATAGTCACCGAAGAGGAGTTTGAAGCTCAAATACCTGTGCCTGTGGGGTACAAAGTATTAATTGCTATGCCGCATGTTGAAGAGACTTTTGACGGCACAGACTTACTTAAATCTGTCACAACAAAAAACCACGAACAGATCATGTCGATCATAGGGCTTGTGCTGGATATGGGCGAACAAGCCTATTCTGATGCAGACCGCTTCCCCACTGGCCCTTGGTGTAAGCCGGGGGACTATGTGATGTTCCGTGCTAATACAGGAACTAGGTTTTCCATAGATGGGAAAGAATATCGTTTGATGAACGATGATTCTATTGAAGCTGTTGTACCAGACCCTCGTGGCGTTGAGAGAGTATAAGGAGTAAGTTATGGGGTTTCAGAAAGTAGAATTTTCTTTTCCTGATCCAGAACAAGAGGAAGCTGTATTGGAAGTAGAAAACTCCAGTGAAGTAGAGATTGATATAACAGGCAAGAAAACGGCAGAAGATTACAAAGAGCCAGAGCCTGTGGCTGAAGTTGAAGAAGAACCTGCACTTGATATTGAGGTTGTGGACGATACACCAAAGGCTGATCGAAACCGCAAGCCTTCAGAACCTCCAAAAGACATCACAGATGAAGAGCTTGCAGACTATTCTGAGAAAGTTCAGCAACGCATAAAGCATTTTAGCAAAGGCTACCACGATGAGCGCCGTGCAAAAGAACAGGCGTTACGAGAGCGTGAAGAGTTAGAAAAGTTGGCCCAGAAGCTCGTAGATGAAAACAAAGAGCTAAAAGGCAACGTTACAAAGAACCAAGAGGCGCTTCTTGAGCAGGCTAAAAAAGCTGTAGCTGCAGAGTTACTACAGGCGAAGCAAGTTTACAAAGATGCTTACGAGTCTGGAGAGGCAGACAGAGTTATTGAAGCGCAAGAAACTTTAACTAGCGCAAAAATAAGGTCTGACAAACTAAACAACTTCAAAGTGCCTGCTTTACAGGAAGAAGAAACTTCGGTACAAGATGTTACGACTAACGCACAGCAACCGTATGATGTTCGTGCAGAAGAATGGAGAAAGGCAAACTCTTGGTTTGACCAAGACGAAGAAATGACAAGTTTAGCTGTAGGGCTACATCATAAGTTAGTAAGACAGGGTGTAGATCCTACGAGTGACGAATACTACGAGCGCATTGACGCTCGTATGCGAGAGGTGTTTCCACAAGAATTTGCGGATGCATCGACAATAGAAGAGAAACCCAAGCCAAGGTCAAATGTGGTTGCACCCGCTACGCGGAGCACAGCACCTAAAAAGGTGACATTAACGCAAACACAGGTAGCCCTAGCAAAAAGATTGGGAGTTCCACTTGAAGAATACGCCAAACAGGTTGCACAAGAAATGAGGAACAATAATGGCTGAAAATAGGATCAAGAGAGACAACGA